CACAAGCTCACGGAGAAAAACGGCTCCACAATGTAAAAGCGCGGACGGTTTCACAAGGTTTCGAAATGGTTTCACAAACTCGGGGTAAAAACCAGACCTTTCCAGCGAGTCTTTAAACGCCGCTAACTGACCGTTTAAAGGTAGGGAAAACGCCGGTTAAGCCACCTCTGCCGCTCAGTGCATCCGCAGCTCTTGCCAAACTTCCTTTGGAACCACGTTTTGAAGTGCTCGGATCGGGCGTCGCCAATGAGGTGAACCACTGTGTCTCCGAGGCCAATATCGCCAGGCTGACGGAATTTCGCTATCGCGCAGGCCCAAAGCGGCCAATCCGACCGCGCCAGTGGCTCTATACGCGACTTTGATTGCGCGGGAGGGGTGACAACGCCGGGGTTTCGGCCTTGGGGCGCCTGGCTCAAGAAGAGCGAATGCATATATATTAGCAGCCGGGCAGACTGTAGCCGAATCGGCAGCCGGCGCTGTGGTCGCAAATAATGGCGTGGACATACCATGGGGTAGACGTGCCGTTGGGTGTGCCTGGGTCGGAGACGCCGGGAGGCTCGGGCGGCAAGGCAACTTCGCCGGCAGTATAATCAACCGGACTCAGCCATCCTATTTGGATCACTGACGGTAACTCGGCACCGGCTTCAGTTCCGTCCGCGCCATAGGCCGCGCTGCACGAATCTGTGCTGCTCGGCACGGTCAATCGCGCTTCGACTTGCGGCGCGAGTCCAAAGTAATATTGTGGAGCCGGAGCCTCATCGGTTGACGGGCAGGTTCCGGGAACATCGTCAAGGCACAGCCCGTTGTCCATCGTCCATTTTGAACAAGTCTCAATATTGCAAGGCCGATGCGGCTGCTGCCACAACACGTCGGTCATGGTTTGCTGGGGCACCTTCCACCATTTGGAGCCGTATAACCCGTCGCACGCGAAGTCCGATGGAAAATCGTAGGTAATCCCGTTGGCGAAGGTTTCACCGTTGGGAGAGATGCAGACGACCTTTGGCGCGCACGGCTGGAATGGCAGGCAGCATTGCGTTTGGTGGAATGATGCGAACGCCGCATCCACCGGGCCGCCCCCGACGTTGGCCGTGGGGCGCGTGACTTGCGTGCCACTGCAATCAACCTTGCCCCCCAGCCGATTCCATTCGCCAATGGAGCGCAGATCGGCGAGCCAATCGAGCACGGTGAAGTCACCTTTGGAATCGGTGTCGTTGACGTAGTGTTTTGCAGCGCCGTGGATTTGAACCCAGGCAACCGTTGCATAAGATGCAACAGTTGAAAATTGCGTGTCGCTGATGCGCGTCGCAGTGACGTTGGTCGCGACCGCCGTCATCGTCGCGTCATAAAGATCGACCTGCTCCTGGTGAGTTGACGAGTCCATTCCGAACGATGCCTGACTCGCGTAGGTAAACGTGGTTCCCGGCCCGGTCGTGGTGACAGCAATTCGCCCGAGCAGAGAAGGAGATGACGGCCAGCGGAGCATTCCAAAGCAAAAGTCGTCGTCAAAATGTCCCGACACCGCGACTTGAGTTCGGCTTTTTGAAAGCCAATTGCTCGGTAAATCAAAAGCCTTCGAACCTAGCGTGACGACGCCGGCGCTATAGCTGGTGATGTTGTAGAACCCACCAACCACCGGGCCGCCCCAAATTTTAGTTGTGTCAAACGTGGTCGGAGGCGACCCGGTTCTTTGGTCGATCAAGTTCCAGGTTGAGCCCGCGCCACTGCCGCTGATGTGGGTGGCGCAATGGACAAAGCTTTCATCAAACCAGAACTTGGCGTCGCCCGCCGGCATGGCGAAGTTTTGCGACGGCCATTGCTCTAAAATCTCCGCATATTTACAACCCCACAAAGCACCGCCGTCCATGCTGCCGCTAATCGCCCCGTCAGCAGTCGAATGGCACCCACTGCCGAAATAGTCGTTCCGGAGGTCATTATAGAACAGGAAAGCCCCAATGGGTTTGTTGACGGATTGAAACCAGTTCGTCCATTGCGTGGCGTTCAACGGCAAGTGACAACCAGTGGCATTGTTGAATGCGATCACACTCGTGCCCCAACCTTGCAAATACCATGCCCAGTTTTGAGAGCCATCGCCCGGACGGAAACAACAGCCAGCCCAATTCTGGAAGCGGAAGTCAAAAAAGTCGATTTGGCCGGGTGAATTTGGAGCGCCAAGCATTTCCCCATTGCAGGCAGCAACGCCGCACGTCACATCGATAGTCACGCCCCATTTTCCATCGTCGCCGACTGTGCCGGTGACATGGCCGGCGCTGGTCATGCTCACGCCGCTCGGAAAGTTTCCGCCAATCTTTGTGCAGGTAATCGCCGCATCAGTGTGTGCGAATCCCGTCATTTGAATATCAATGACGTTCCCAGTTGCGTAGGGGCCAAGCTGAAATGCGGTGCGATAGGTTCCGGTATCGGCGGACGGGGCTAGGATCACGCCCGTCGTTCCGTCCCATCCCGGATCGCCAATGGTGAAGCCGTTCGAATCCACGATGGGAACGTTGTAGTCCTTGACGAAATATCCGGTGCCCTGGAACTCCTGGTTTGGCAGCTCATTGCGGCTCACGAGCGGGGCCACGCCGGCTTTCAAGTCCGTGCGCCATGGGTATTGCTTATCATTGGCCAGATTCCACTCGTCCAAAAGAGTTTTGATGTCCGCGTAAATAGTGGCATCGGTGATTTGCACTGACAGTGTTCCGGTCACGGAAATGTCTTCGTGCCCGTGGATGTGATTCACATAATCTGGCACGAAACGGATGTCGTGAGACGAATACTCGATGGTCGTATCGGTCAAGGTTGCTTCCTCGTGAAAAACCACGACACGCGTAATCCCGAAAGCAAGCGGATCCCAGTCGTAAATGTCCCGGCTGAATGTTCCCGCCGCGAAATCCCAGCTTACCACTTCCCGAGTAAACCCGGTGCCTGAGTCCGAAGCGGTGACGTTGCCCGCCGTCCAAACAATGGTGTCCACCGACGCGGTGGTGCCGACAAAATGCGAAGTGATTTGGCTATACTTCGAAAATGCCCATGCCGAGATAGCTGCCAGCGCCAGGCTTGTTTCGATGTTTGGCGTCACCGTCAGCGCGGTCGCCGACAAAATTCCCGTTGAGGGGTCGATAACCTCCGTTAGATCGGCGCTTTGATTGATGTTCGTGGATATAGAGCCGCCGACATATTCCAGTTTGCTGTAAGTGGCAGAGGCGACCAAAGTGCCGTAGCGCGTGCGGTAGAAAGTAGCCTGTGGCGATAACCAGCTTTTCATGGTGCTCGGGTCGGAACATGGCTGCACGGTATCAATGCCACCGGCGCTTTTGTCCAGGTAACCTAAGCGGCCGTTCCAAAATCGCCGCGCCATAACGTTTTTGAAACCGCGTTTGCGCGTGACGGCCATGTCCACGAAATCGCCGGTGTCGGTGAAAACGTTCGCTGTGAATGGAGCTTTCCACGCGGAGCAAGGCCCGGCACCGCAATGATTTGTTTCGCAACCCGAAGTCCCGCTCAAATCCGCGTAGCGTTCGAACGGCGCGATGTCCGCGCCGCCGGCCGGGTTGGGCACCAACGTGGTGTTCGCGTATTTGTGGACGAGCACGGAAGCAAGCGCGTGTTGATAAGGGTTGCCGAAATAATAGAGCGGTTTGCCGGCCACGCCTTCGCACGGCATTCGGAAGGGAGGTTGGTTGGGCATATCAAAGTCCAAGGTCCAAAGGCCAAAGGCCAAAGTGCGAGATCATGACTTGGTATAGAAGCCAGTGATGTGCGCGACGCCGAAAACTTTATTCCCAGCCTCATCGCAGAAAGCAACCTCGCGCGGCTGCATGACTTTCAAATCGGCGGTGACGAAGGGAGTGACCGCCGTGGGAGTCGTGGCTGCCAGGGCATCTTTAATCAATTTCGGATCGTGATTGAGTTGCCCGCCGATGACGCCCGGCGTGGAACCAGTCGGGAGCGTGGTGTAAAATGTTTGCGCCTGTTTCTGCGGCAGTTTTAATCCCTCCACGGTGTTCGCCTGGCCGGCCGCATCGGGAATTTGAATCTCGCCGCCAGCGGCCACCGTGTTATCGGCTTTCAGGTTGGCGCTGAACCAGGCGCGGCGGAAGCGGCACATGTTCAGCAGCGCGGAAAGCTGATCCGCGCTCAAGTGTTTGGCGATGCCGATCCGGATCGACGTTTCCTTAGTGCCCCAATCCTCTTCAATCTCCTGAATCTGCGCGTGCATCGTCGTCCACTCGGTGCGGCCGCCGGTGAGGTTCGCCGCGTTCAAAAGACTCACGCCGCTGGTGAAGCTCGCTTCCACTTTCACGAACTCACCCTCGTATTGCCGCGTCGAAAGCATGTTCCACAAATATTGGGCGATGCCGCCCGCACCGAGGGTGTAGAGCTCGCCCGCCGAGCTGGAGGCCACGGCACTGTAATCATCGGTCACGCCGTTAGTCAGCTCGCAATTGACGTGCTCCTGATCGGTGGCGTTGTGGCGGTGAATCACATTACCGGTAGTGTCGGTCTCGCTTGAGCCGGTGGCGTCGTATTCCGCGAATTGCATTGGCGCGACGATCTTCACCTTCACAGATTTGACCGGCACCCCACTGACCAACATCCAGGGCGCAACGCCAGTCCCGAGCAAGCGGTTTACAAAGAACGAATAATCCGCTGAAGTAAATTCCTGGTTGGCAGCGACGGCCGTGCCGGTGGAATCCAGCCCGGCGGCGGCGTAATAAATCTTCGCGTTCGGAATTGTTGTCGCTGCTCCGGACTCGTCCTGGAAGCGCGCGCGGGCATCTTCGAGCTTGGCGAGTTCACCACCCTTTTTGCTCGCCCACCAATCGCGCCGCGTGGCATGGCTGCCCCCAATGCACGCGAGCGGCTCGCAATTCAAACTGCCCGTGGCGAAGCTAATGCTGAAACCTTGCAGGTCCAAAATTAGAACGACTACGCCCGGACCGGCGCCGGGATCGCTGCCGCTGTTGGAACCGTGCGGGCCGTATTTATCGATCGCGTAATCGATGCCGGTCGTGCCCCCGACCGTGTTCGTGATGCGATAGCCGATGACGATGGCCGCAGGCACCAGGTCATCGCGGCGCTGAAGATTGATGCTCTTGTGATTCGTGCCATCGAAGAGCGCCAGGTTCACGTCGGCGGCGTTCCCCATGTTTATGAAATAAACCGTGGGCGGTGTCGTGGAATAATCAAAAGCCATGTTCGTGCGCGGGGACCATTCCAGCAGTTTTTGAATCACCTGCGTCGCGGACATGGGGCGGATGATTTCACTCTTTAAAAAGAGTTTAAAGAGGCTGACATCGATGGTGGGAGTGGCGTTGACGTGCTTGATGTAGGCATTGCCGCCGGCATCGGTGTTTTCGCTGATGGCGGCCGTGCCGCTCGTGTTCAGGTTGATCGCGCCAGTGGTGAGATCGCGGCCCACGTATTGAAACGGCGCAGCGAGACTCAGCGCCGCATAGCTATCCAAAACGAATTGCAGGACGCATTGAATCTGATCGCCAACACTGATGAAGCGCAGGCCACCGCTTGAGATCAGGGGATAAGCGGCCGTGTTGAGCACATTCTCGCCGGGATTGTAATTGGTGGTCTGGCCTTTGAAGGTCTGGAGGTATTGCGTGATGTCCAGGTCATACCATGGACCTTGGAATTCGTAAGACACGCCCTGGCGCGCGGCGGCGGCTTGCAGAACGTTCTGAACGCGTTTGCCCTGAAACTTAATGGTGCCAACGCTGAAGGAATTATCCGAGCCATCCGCGCTCACGCGATTGGTGCGCACTTTGACAAATGCTTCGTAGGGAAAGATTGGATCGTCGGCAATGTTCGCGCCGGCGACCGTGGCTGTGAAGGTATCCGCCTGGAGATTGCGGCGCTTGGTTTTCGGCGCAGGTTGAAGCGCGAAACCCCAACCGGCGAACGTGCGCTCGGTGCCATTGTATTCCAAGGTGTCGTATAGGTTGCTCATGATTTAGGACGGGTTGCGAGGCTCAAAAGATTTTTATACCACGCTTCCAGTTCCGCGATCCGCTGGGTGTGGGATTGATGCAAACGTGCATTGCTCATTTCGAGGGAAAGGATTTTGTCAAACTGCCCATGCACGGAATCAAACACGGCGCGAAATGCCTGGTAAGCTTGCTGACCTTTTTGATCCAGCTTTTGACCGTGGGCCAAGGCATCGATGGCGTTCAGGCCGCCCGATAGCGCGGAATCCACACCACCGGCCGCAGTGACCTTGGCTATTGCCGACTGCTGCGCGGCAGCCGTTTGATGTTCGCGCAACACCGGGATGGCACTATCACGCTGCGAAGTTTCTTCAGTGATCGCCGTCGTGTTTGCGACCGCTGCGGCGTCGGCTTCATCCACTTTACTTTTGAGCCGGCGAATGGACTCAGTGTGTTCGGCAACAATTTGCGTGTTCTTGTCGAACTCCAGCAACGCCTTTTCGGCATTGAGTTTTTGCATCCGGCGAAATGCCTGGTCGAAGGAAAGACTCGAGTCCGCTTTGGTCGCGGCAATGCGGGCGTCGACATCCGATGAGTATTGATCGCCGCCATTGGCGGCGATCAGCGTGGCGCGATCCTTTCCTTTCAACGCCTGCTGCGCGGCCATCAGCTCCGGATCAGTCTCGGCAGCGCCCACAGCTTTCTGCGCGGCATAAAATTCGTGCCTCAACTTGAACTGTTCTGTTTTGCGGTGATCGATGTCGTAGGAAAGCTGATCGATCTTTAACTGTTCAGCCGACAAATCATATTCGCGTTTGAGATCGGCGTAACGGGCGCGGATGCTCGCCTCCTTGTCTTTGTCACCTTTCGCGGCGGCGAGTTCCTCCTGCTCAAATGCATCCAGCAGTTTTTTATGATCCGCGATCTCCGCCTCGATGAGGGCTTTTTGGGCTTCGAACGCAGTCTTGATTTTATCGGCCGGCTTTGATGCTTTTTCGAGCGCGTCCTCCAGGTTATGCGTGGACTCGACCGTGTCCTTCACACTGTCGCGCATGGTTTCCCATTTTAGTTCCAGCACGTCAGCAGCCGCTTTTTTGACGGCGTCGAGATGGTGCTTAATCATTTCGAACGCGCCGACGAGCGCGAAGATCGCCGCCGCCGGGCCGGCGCCGTAAGCGAGCATCGAAAGAGCTTTGCCCATTTCCGGAATCGCCTGGCCGCCAAGCGCATTGATGACGTGCGCCAATTCCCGTTTCTTGAGAACGAGTTGGTCGGTGCCCTTGGCGTCGTCGGCGTTCACCGAGATTGCCTTGTTGCCGGCTTGCTGTGCGGCTGCGCCGGTTTCATTCAGCAAATCGCGCGCGGCGATGGCATCGGCTTTGCCGATGACGTTGAGCTTTATTAAAAGGTCCAGTGTTGAGTCGTCGGCCATAAAATTAGAGTTGAGAGGGTTGAACTTGGAGCGTCGAAGTCCCCCGCAGGCGGATGAATCGTGCGCCGTGCATTTTCACGAACGCATTCGTGTCCGCATCCGGCTGCCGGGATTGTTCGGCGGCCCACCACGGGCCTTGTGCGTTGCTCGCGACTTCGAAGACCCAATCGAAGTTCGTGGCCCATGAGGCGTCACCAGGCCATTGAATGGTAAAGTTTGTTTTGCTCAGGCCGAAGCGCGCGAACGAAGGGAAGGGATTCGATGGCGTGACCGTCGAGCTTTTCACCGCGACGTAGACACCCACGGCCGTCGCGCTCGCCAATGTCAAAATGAGCGGGTAAAATTTCATCGCGTCCAAGGCGCGTAACGCGGGGTTATCAAGGTAAGGGCGAAGGCGTTGTTCGTCGGCGTTGCGGCCGCCCAAATGTTCGTGTCCTTAGAGTTGAGATTGGATATTTGAGCGGCCAAGGCTGTGATTAGCGCATCGCCCCGTTTCCCGGCATTCCATTGAGTGGTAGCGTTAGCATCGTAAGCCTGTTCTCCCTGTCCATCACCAGCACTGCCATCCACCAGCGTTATCTCGTCGCAATATCGCCGAGCCCGAATCAGCCTCAGAACTTCGACGCGCTGATTCCAATTGGCGCCCGTGGTGATGTTGAACAGGTTTATGTCCAGCCGTCCGCTTGAAATCGTTCCGCTCCAAATTGTCGCCCCGTCTTCTGAAAGAGTAAAATTTCCATTTGGCAGGTTGGTGAACGTCAGCACTTCGTAACTCGCATTGGTGATGAGCAACGCTTCGGTGGCGTCGTTAGTCACAACGTTCGAGTCCGACAAAGCCGTTCCCGGAACATCCCACGCCATGGAGTGGCGGTCCGCTTTCCAACTGAACGAAAAAGTATTTCCGGTCAGAGCCGCAGAACTTACGACACAATGCTGGGTTACTGACACGCTGCCGCCGCTGTAGTTGATAACGCAAGTGTTGACGTTCGTGTCCATCTCGGCTTGCGCGGCAACGATGGCCATATCAAGATTCCCAGGTGGGCCGGGATGCGTAAGATCGGGGACTCCAAAGCGCAATGGGTTGCCGTTGTAAACGCTGTTCGACCAACCGGAGGCAATCAGTGGGTGAAAAATATCCACGCCGCGGTAAGCGATCTGGCTGGCAATATTCGTCGCCGCGTTGTTCCTCAGTTCCTCGGAGTTACCAAGGTTGAACTGGTTCGTGTATGGAATCGCTCCGAGACCAATCCAATTGATCGAATTAGTGGCGGCCCATCCTCCCACGTTCGTATAGGTGGTTCCGTCGAACGTGTTGGTTGGAGCACGGAAGGTGTTGGTTAGGTTCTGCGATACCTGAAGCGCGGTGTAGCCGCCGTTATCATCCGCCCAAATCTCTCCCCAGAACTGGCTGCCGGTCGCCCATTGAGCCAGCCCTTTGCGGGGGATGCGATCCTCATTCGCGCCTTGAAGGCTGTCGCCGCCACGGGAATCCTCATTGCAGTGGATGTGCTGATTTGGCCAGTAAAGATATTTGGCGGAATCCAGATAATCCCCGGCGCGATGCGATGTGAAATAGGAGGACGCAAAGCGATTAAATACCGCATTATTCGAAACGGTCAGTTCGGCGTGAGCCACCGCGACCCAGCCGAGCAAAATGAAAATGGAAAGCAGCCGCTTCATGGCTTCCATACCCCCAACGTCATACCGCCGGCGTTTACCGTTCCCGACATTGTAATTGTCGGGTTTATAAATGCTGCCGTGGATTGAATCAGGTAAAACTCACAGCCGCGCATGGGATCTGAAAGCTCCTGCCCTTGCGCGATCAGAGCCAGGCTTGAATCGACGCTTGCCGTCGCCGCATTGTTATACACAGCGGAGGCAATAATCAGTTCGCTGTTTGCGTTAGGCGTGACGCCCGAGGTTTGAAACGTGGTGTCGTTCTCGCCGTTGGGGTGGGTGTAGCTGCTTTGCGCAATGAAGGTCGGCGTTCCGGAGTCGCTCCAATATATCACGTCCACCCTGACATATTGAGCGCCTGAAACGCTTACGGTGTGTGCGGAAAGAGAACCCGTTGGAGAAATGCAGTCCCACAAATCATTGGTGTAAACCGCGCTCGTATCCCCGCCCCTTGAACGTCGAGTGTAGGTGTTCCCATTGCCGTCAGAAACGGTTGGACTTCCAGTATAGAATTGAACCGCAACGGTAATTAACTTCGCACCGGTTGCGTTCTTTGCGGCCGTAGTGGCTGTTGCTGCGCCGCTGACGACGCCCACGGAGTTTGTTATGAACGCGAAACTGCCACCCCCGCCCCCGCCACCGGCTGCGGCATTCGTGGCGCTGAACGCGGCGAGTCCGTCCGCAGTGAGAATCGACTGCGCGGAAAGGTTCAACGCAAAGACGCAAAGGAACAAAAACGCCAAAGCTTTCATTGGTTCTCCCTCATGGCCGCTTCAATCTGTGCCGCGTTCGTGCCTCCATAACTCGTCAGCGAGAGCACGCCGTTGGTGATTACGTTGTTTGAACCTGAGATCCACTTCGGTTGATAATCGAAAGCAAGCGTATTGTAAGCTGCCGCTCCGACAATTCGATAGCTAACCGAACCATTCGCGCCCGCGAAATGAAAGAACAGGTTCGTCCCAATGCTTGGACCATTCGTGACGGTAAAGGTTTGCATCGTGCCGTTGAATGAAGCGGTAATGTTAGTGGTCGTTCCCTTGTGCGTCCACGACACCAGGTTCGTCCAAAGATTTCCATTCAAGGTCGTGATCGGATTCGTGTTGGCATCCGTCATCAAATACTGGTTTGTCTGAGTTACCCCCGCGTATGAAATGAGCTGATTAGTGGTGGCCACACCGAACCCACCAACCGTAGCCGATGCCGCCGCCAAAGCTCCGGTTGAATTGATTCCACCCGCATAAATCTTTCCAGAAAACACATTGGATGCTCCCGTGAACGTGTTCACGTTAGCTGCTACAACGTCGCCTGATCCGCCCGGCGTTGCATAGGTCTGGTCTCCACGAAGAAATGTAGTGCTATTTGCCGTGCCTGAACCAAGCCGGGCCGGGGCAACAGTCCCGCTCGCGAGCGCCGAGGCGTTAATGTTGGTAATATTAGAGCCGTCGGCGGCGTCCCAGTGGATTACGCTGCCGTTCTGGTTAACCATACTGGGATCGAGCATACCCCGGACAGTCGTGTCCCCGCGTGCCGAAATAAAGTTAAGCCAGGTAGGAGAAGGTCCTGCCAAATTAAAGACGTTGTTGGCGAGCGTCAGCCAGTTGGTATTTCCGCCGATTTGGTTAACCCCAATAACCTTGCTGCAATTGGAGGATAGTATGGAAATGTTGCAATTCTGAATGACGTTGGTGAACTGAGCAAAGTTGAAAGCGCGGTTTTGCACGCCAGTTCCAAAATTTGTGTCCCCCGTGATCCGCACATTGACATTTTGAAACACCCAAGTGCTGTTGGTTGCGCCGGTAGCAGCACTGAGCATGACCGTATCGTAACCGGCAACCAGCGTTGAATTTTCAACAATGCCCGAACAGTTCGTGCTGAAAAACCGGCTGTCGGAGGTGCTGTTTCCCCAAATCGCATCCGAGTCGCCGACAATTTTCATCCGGGTAATCAAGGTGTTAGTCCCCCTGGACAAGGCGATTGGCATGTAGTAGGTGCCGTTGTTCGCGTTCGTTCCGCAGGTGAAATCCGAAAGCGTGATGTTATCGCCCGCGATGACCAGTTCGCACGGCCAGCTTCCGGTGGTCAGTGCCAAACTCAAATTGCCCGGCATCAAAACCGTTTGCGCTACCCCCTGCCCTTGAATGGAAATATTCGACAGCAACGCCGACCCATTCGTAGACGCGTCGGTGTAGAACGTGCCGACGCCAAGAATAATTTTCGCCGGGGCGACCGCGCTGGCGAGTGCATTGGTGAATGTGCGAAAAGGCTTGTTCCGCATCCCGACGACAGCCGTTACGTCGTTCCCGTTCGTCTCCACAAAATAAATATTGGGGCTGACGGCGATCAATCCGTTCGTGGCGGCCGTTGCCGCCGCCAGGGCCGCGCCCGCTTGATCGAAGTCAGTGGCCTTCTTGCCGCTGTCGATGATGTGCGTCGTCGTGCTGTCGCTGAGTTGAGCAAAATTGCCAGTGGTGGACGATCCGCTGCCAGTGACGTTTCCGCCTCCGGGAATAGAACTGGTCGTTAGTTTTCCAGACGAGTTTACACCGAGCACAGATACAGCAGCCCCTTGGTCTGTGCTTCCGTTCAACTGCAACGTCTGCAATTGCAAATTCCCAGAGCCATCTGAATGAATTGTGTTACCATCCATCTGCAATGTCCCGCCGCTCAAAGCGCCGGTTACATGCATCGTTCCTGCAAACACGTCGCCGGAAGCCTTCACATTACCCGCATCCGATATGGCAACGCCGGTTTGGCCCACCGAGTTCGTCATTATCAAAGTTCCGCCCGCCATCGGAGCGTTGGTCGGCAGGAATGAGTTGGTGTTCTGGAACGCCATAATTTGGCTGTTCGTCAACCCCATCGAGTTAGTGGCGGCCATAGCGGTCGCCAACCCGGTGCCCGCGCCATCGTAGGCGGATGACAGCGTGAAGGCGGCACTCCCAAGTAAAGCGAGGGCGCGATTGATCACTGCGACCGCATACGAGTTGGTGTCCCATTTGCCCCAGTTCGTCAAAGTTAGGCTGGGTGGCTGACCACCACCACCACCGCCGCCGCCCGAAACTCCGCTGGCGTCAATGGTCCACTTCCCTCCGCTGCCAGTCGGCGGCGTCACGATCAGTCCGCCCAAACCGGTAATACTTTCCACACCGCTATAAAAAACAACACCATGGCCGGTCTCAATCAAATCAGCCAGGTTCAGCGCCGTGTCCGAATTGGTGACGCTGAACTGAAAGCTCTGCGGGATGCCCGCGTAAGCCGCGATATATTTTCCCGGCACGAGGTTGAACAATCCAATCCCGTTCGTGGTCGTGAAGTTCGTGCCGTTCACCGGTAGCCGATAAAACTGGCCATTCCAAATCGTGGGATTATTCACCGCCTTAACGTTGATCGTCGTGTCGTTCGTCGTCCCGATCATCAGCGAGTTCGTGGAATAGATTGGAATCTGCGCGGAGCCTTTGAAAATTAGAAGAGCAAACAGAAATGGTATCAGGGCTCGACGGAGTCTCGCCCCACCAAATGTGTTCTGACCTTGGACTTTGGACTTTGGACTTTGGACTTTCATAATCATGGTGCGGTGGTGGTGAGGTCGTCGGATTCGAAATTGAGTGTGTGCGTCACGCCTTTGCCCTGGTGGTCGTATTCGTAATTCTCGGAGATCGCGTTGGGCATATATTGCGTAGTCGCGCCTTCGATGATTTTCAGGTGCAGCGGCGAGAGCTTGAACGCGCTGATCGTGAGGATGGCCGTGCGGGCCGCCGCCGCGCTGGCGTAGATGCTGGTCCATTTGAATTGCGTTTTGCCGACGACGTTGCCGCGTGCGAAGCGTGCCTGGGAGTTTCCTCCGGCCAATGGATCGCGCTGAACGATTCCAGTAAATATGCCCTTGTCTGTTTCGAGTGAGTCGCCGGCGGTCTCATCGAACAGGAGCGCATAACTGCTGCCACCCACCGCTTTGTAATAGACTTGCATCGTTTCATTTGGGAGTGCGGCGACATGTCGCCGCTTTCAAAGCGCGGACATGTCCGCGCACTCCAATAATCAGGCGCTGAATATCAAGGCCGCGCCGGGAATACTCGGCGTGCCGCTGAAATCAACCTTCGTGACGAAGGCCACTTCGCCGGTTCCCAATTTCGTGCCGCCGAACTCAAAGCCCTGATTTTCCAGGAACACTTCACAATCTTTGAGCGTGATCGTTTTGCTCGAAGGTCCGGTCAATACCAGGTCCGTCGCGCTGCCTTCGCCGATGGTGCCACCCAATGTGTGCGCGAGCACTTTCGCCGCGAGCTGCGTGTGCGTGGGACCGGCCAGCCGGCCTTTGACCATGAACTCCACACTGTCGAGTTTCATGTGCCGCGTGAGCTTCTGAACCGTTAGCGCCGAATATTTCGCATTCACCGATACGGTCCAAAAATCCTCGACTTCCATGGCGGTGAACCCGGTGATCGCGCCCCACGCGCCCGTCCAATGGCCATTGATGAAGTCCGGCACGAATCCGGCCGTGTCGGGATTGGTGCCCCCGGTTTCGGTGATGGCATTGCCGGCGATCAATGCGCCGGAATCGCCGGGGAACATGGAGGCATCCAGCAGGCCGGTGATCTTCACCGAATCGTAAAGCGGCTGGCCGACGCCAAGCTTGAGGCTCGGATGGCCGGTGACGGCCGTGCGGACGACGTTGTAAAGCCGGCCGTCCGGCGTCCAGATTTTGGTGGGGGCATTGCCGTTGACGGAACCCGCGGCGACATCATGAGGACGCGTGCCGATGGCCAGAGCGCCAGTTGTAGCGCCGACGCTGACGCCCAGGAACGCCGGGAACAACACCGGCAGCAAGGACCACATATCGAACGGCGAGAAAGTGATCTCCGCCATTTGATCGTCGAGCGTGGAACGGTGGTAACCATAGGTCGCTGTCTGCCGCGCCGTTCGTTTTTCGGCGATGGACAGTTTCACCTGGCCGTTTTCGCCATCGGCGTGAAAGGCGAAAAGCGTGGGGCCGGATCCATTGGAGTGAACGACGCGGCCGGGGCCGGAATATAATGTTTGTGCGCTCATAAATTAAATGGTGCTTAAGGGTTGGTTAACTGATCGTTTGATTGAGGATTTCTCCGGGGTTGAAGCCGTCCGCATACGCGGCGGCGCGAATGACCTGGCCGCTCTGCGCGGCGAATGGCGCGGTGTAAATTTTCGATTGCGGATTGAGCGGCGCGGGCGGATCGGAAAGCGGCGCAATGGCCACGTCAGGGTCGCTCGGGAACGATCCATCGATCGTGTAACAAATCTTTGCGCCGGGCGTGGCGCAGGCGAGCGTCACGTTTTGCGGATCGGTGATATCGATCTGAAGAGTAGCGGTGCGCGGGGTCTGGCGGGAAGCGAGCGGCTTGATCTTGAGCGTGAGGCGGCGGGCGTTGATGCCGGGATAATCCCGCGCCGGCGTGCTCAATTTCCCATCCGCCTGGATGGTGCCGAGCTTGCCGAAACTTTGCAGATGCAGCGCGTCCAACACGTATTGCTCAATTTCCTCCGCGAACAATCCCCCGCCGACATCCGTGAACGCCCCATCACCATTTTGAAAGCTAACGAAATTAAGAATCACGACCTGCGGCGGGCCGCTGACATTATTGCCGCCGGATTCGATGTCCGGCACTTCGATCAACAGCCCATCCCCGCTCTTGCCATTGCGCACCGTGAGCCAGACCGCATCCATTTCGATCTGAGATTCAACGATGAATTTCTTTTCGAGGACAATGTTCACCGTGGCGAGCTGCGGCGCGGACATGAGCAGGCCGAGACAATCCTCCTGGATTTGGTTCAAGTTAATCATGCGGTCACGCCTCCTTTGCGGGCTTTGATGCCGGCGAGACGCTCGCGCGCCGCCGCGAACACCGTGGCGCGATATTCCTCCGGCGTGGGCATGACGTTCGGATTCGGCTTCTGATCCACGCTGCCGACCAGTTTGAACAGGAAAGTGAGCGTTGCCCGCAAAGGACCCCGACCCTTTGTCCGGGGGCTGCGTGCTTTCGGGTGAGACCCCGAGGTTTGATATTGGACGATGTAGGCCCCCTTTTTCGTCTTGAGCAAAAATGAACCGGGAAAATCCTTGGCGGTCTTGCCATAACTCAGCGGCGAGATTGGGATCGTGAGCGCGGAGGCCGTGACTGGCGCAATGTGTCCGCCCAAATAACGCTGCCGCACGCCCACTTTATCCACCACGATCTTAATCCCGCCAGCGGCCGGCTCCCACCGCGTGGCGCGCGCTGCCGCTTCCCAAAAATTGGTAGCCGGCCAGCCCTTTTTATTATGGGGCAGCCGTTTCAAATGATCGCGCGTGAGTTCCTGGCAGCGCGGGCCAAATGTGGCCCGCAACTTTTCCGGGCTCAATTCGCGATTCAATTCTTCCAACACTGCGGTGGCGCCGCGATCAAAGGTGTTGATTTGAAGCGCGACACTCATCGGGCAACTCCTTTTAACGCAAGGGCGCAAAGGCGCAGAGAGTTAGCGGGATCAGCAACGTCATCTCCTATCCCGTTTATATCCGGCGTTGCATCGCGGGAGGATGACTGGCCCACAAAGTCGTTTCGGCTTTTCTCTCTCTGCGCCTTTGCCCCTTCGCGTCTTTGCGTTGAATTATTCACGCGGCGGCTTCCTCCACAGGTGAAAAGAGTTTACTGAAATCAATCTCAGCCGGCTCGGCTTGTTCATCGGCTTTGAGCAAACCGAGTTCAACGCATTCCTTATCGCTCACTTCATTGACATCGAAGCCGCTATTGAATGCGAACGGCGGAAAAGGATTGCCGAGCGTGTCATCATAACCGCCCGAGCCATCACCGAGGCGCTGCCAGATTTCGGAATTCTTCAGCGCCATCATGCGCTCGGTCGTTTCGAGAATCCCGATAATGGCGTCCTCATCCTCCAACCCTTCCGCCGCCGCGCGCCAGCGCGCCGGCCAGGCGTCTTCCGGGTCTTCCACCAGCTTCCCCTTGGAATCCATCTTGAACCCACGCGGCACAGCGCGATCGTAAATGCGCAGCAATTCCCATCCAGGATAGGCTTCCACCACGTCCGCGTCATTCGCGCGCACATAATTGCCCGCACCCCGCGCCACCTCCGTGGCGATCTTCACCGTGAAATCGATTTCATCCGCCAACGCCTCGGGCGTGACCTCCGAAAGAATATCCGCGATCGCATTGCGCGCGGTGGCGGGATTCAAGCCCGTGGTAACAGAGTGTTCCAATCCTTCGCGCGTCTGCTGCTGCGGATTTAAAACATCGGTTAACGCTCCTTTAATTCGGTCTAAAATTTGTTTCAACTTCGCATCCGAGACCTCGCCGGAATATTTGCGCATCGCATCCGCAATCGCCTGCGATTGCTGCCGCGTCAGTTGGGTGGTGATGATGGGCATTACAATCCTTCCTGGTCGTGGCGGGAGATGATGCGGTGCGGCCGTTTGATGGCCGGGCCGATGATGGGTGAAGGCGTCGCGTCGGTGATGGCGGGCAATTCCACGCGCGGACGGTCAGAGGCCTGGCTGGAAATTCTTTCGAGCAATGCGAGGGCATCGTCATTCGCTTTTTTGCGCTCGTCGGTTTTAAACGCCTTCAGCGCCGGGAACGAACTAAGCCAGCGCCAGCGCGCAATCGCGATTGCCTCGTCGGCGAGCTGATCGGGAATGGTTTGGTCAGTCTTGAAATCCAGTTGGTTGCCACCCGCCTTGATGGAGCCGCGCACTTTGCCGATGACCTTGGCGAGAATCGACGCGAGCTGGCCGTCATTGCCCTGAATGTTATTCAGCATCGCTTTTTCAGCGGGCGTGAACTCATTCAGCACGTCGTCGGTTTTGATTTCGTTCCAGGCCATGGGTGATTCGTGGTTGCCCGATCCCGCCGAAGCGGGACCGGGCGTTGACGTTATTTCGGAGGTTCACCTTTTGCTTTGGCTTCGGCATCCGCTTTCGCGGCGGCTTCCGTTTCCAGATTTTCTTTCTGGCGATTGAGGTAGCCGATGCGCATGGAAACGATTTCCTGCGCCTGGGCGATATTCATGACGTCGAGATTCTCGGTTCCAGTTTTCTTCTGGATCGCGATGGCCTCGTCGTGGGCCATTTCCAAAGTTTCATCGAGCGACTCGCACTGCTCGATCAACTCGGTCACTTGTTTGATATTCATATTTTCGATTGAGAGTTTGCCTGGCAGCGCCCACACCCCTGAAAGACGCCGCCAGGCGTTGTTGCCGGAGTAACTCGGCAAATTATTGACTCTTGAACAAACCGCCGTTGGTGACCGTGCCGGCGTTCTGGTTCGTTAGCGCCGTGATGCAAATGTATTTGTATCCCCCCAATGCATCGCGCGTGAGATTGCCGGTGATGTGGTTCGTAGTCGTTGGCCCGGCATTGGCCCCAATAAACCACCAATTGGTCGACGTGGATTTATTCGTCCCGTCGATACTCGGCGTCGCCTGGTAAGCGACGTTGCTGGCGCCGGTTCCCCAAACAGCCAGGTCAAAGGCCGCACCCTTGTCCTGCTGAAGCTGAAACCAGCTCGTAAGGCTGTTGCTGCTCGCGCCGGTCGTGACGACAGTCGGCAGGTTGGTTGCGAGCGTCATGTTTATTGACGTGAGTTGCGCTTTAGAACTCAACGCAAAGGCGCAAAGGATCAGTGCAATGACGAATGACGAATGACGAATGGTCATGATGCCGCGCCAGAATAGGCAAGCAACTCGCCAGACGTTTGATGTGAAAGGCTTGAGGTTTATCCAAACGCTGTGGAAGAACAACAGCGACAGCAACGCGAGCGTTGAAATGAACAGGATGGAGTAATAATTCATAACGTTTATTTTTTTATTTGAGATTGGTATTGATGGAGCGCGGGAACATTCCCGCGCTCCGATTTGATCAGCTGACCGTCAAGCGGCGCATCGCGAGCGTTGAGGTTTGCTTAATGTCGCGCGACCAATCGATGAGGTGACCTTCCCACAATTGGTTCGGCGCCTGGTAGGAGCGCACACCGGCGAAGGGCGAACCCATGCCGACCGTGAAGCTCTTGAAGGGACTCGGATCGTAGAGCGTGGCATTCGGAACGCTGTAATGCAGGAGGCATTCCGAGTTGAGCACGCGCTGTTTGGATACGGCCACACCGAGGCCGGTGGTATCTTTCACCAGCGCGGCAATGAACACGTCCACCGGGAACATCAGGATGCCCGCCAGTTGATCACGCGTGATCCCGCCGATCTGCGTGAACTGTGTGCGTGTTTTGATCTTGGGATGCCGGCGAAGGATGGCCCACGCGTTGACATCGATGGTGAGCTTGATGTTGCTCACCGAGCCGCAATCCAGCGAGAGCTGGAGCAACTGCTCATCTAACTGATCAATCGGATCGATGTCGGGATTGCTCCAATTGCCCCGGCCCACAACCGCCGTGACGTTAGCGAGCACGGCCGATACGACCGAGACGCCGTGGCTCAAGGCCGTTTTGTTCAGCAGCGCGGCAATTTTGCCTTCGCGCAACAATTGCTGTCCGAGCGCGCCCGCGCCGGAACCTGCCGCGTCAATTTCCGCCTGGTCCACGCGCACTTCGAGTGCCTGCGGCTTGCAGGCGTAAGTGTCGTCGGTGGCCTTGATGCCGATCACATTCGGATCGCCACCGAGCGCGCGACCCGTATCTTCCGGCAGGAAGGAGTTTTTATCGTCGAACTTTTTGAACGTGCCGGCCGAGCCGGGCACCGGCGTGGACGGCGCGAGCCGTTCCGCCAATGCGCGCGCATCCGCAAGATCGTTCATGTGTCCCTGAGCGAACGTCGTCAGGGGGTAATTTAATGTGGCTGTTGATTCTACGCCCATAATTTTATTTGGTTAATTTTTTCGATTTTGGTTTTGTAGCGTCGGTCTGTGACCGTCACCATTTGGTTTACGGCAGGATCATCGGGGTGAAGGACACCGCTTCGAACAACTGGCCCGAGACGGCCGCTTCGAGAGCGAGGCCGACGACGACACGAGCCGTGCCGGGACCGGCGTCGGTGACAACGGTGCCATCCGCCGCCTGTTGAAGGCGGTCGCCTTTGACAATGGCGCCGCTGGCGCGCATGCGGATCGGAGCGGCGAGGCCGCCGAGAATGCCGATGGCCGATTTGCCGGTCGTAGGCCGGCCGTCCAGGATCACGCCTTCGGCGGGAACGGTGGCCGAGGCGCTGATCGTCGCGGTTTCGACCGCGAGTGTGACGAGGTAGCCTTCCATATCCACGTGCGTGGCGGAAGGCGTGAAGGGAAGGATCGCGTTGCCGCGAGAATATAATGAACTCATATTTTTTGTTGGTAGCGGCGGTCTGCGACCGTCGCAATTAATTGATTATTGGTTTGGGTTGATTGCCGGTGCGGCCCGTATTTATTTGATGCCGAACAATTCCGGTTTCGCGGAGCGCACAGCATTGCGCGCCTCGCCATAGGTGCAGCGGTTGCGGATTTTGTAATCCTGCACTTCGGCCTCCGCCTTTTGCGCCAGGGCTTTTTCGTCCAAGCCGGCGGTGCTGGCCTTGTCGGGCTGTTTGGTGTCGCGATTGCGCAACTGGCGTTGCTGCGCGGTCTCGGTGGCCTGGCCGGCTTCGACCAGCTTGAAACCGAAATCGATGAGGGCAGCGACGCGCTCTTCGCGGTTCTTCATGCCGGTGACGACGAGCTTCAGCCGGTTGCGAACCTTTTCCTCTTTCACGCCGTGCGCATCGAGCAGGGCTTCGACCTGCTCGCCGAGCAGGGTTTTATTTTCGGTTTCAAGTTCCGTGGAGCGGTTCTTGAGCGTGGTGAGATCGGCGGCAGTGATGTCGCCCCGGTTCAGTAGATTGTCCACTAAGGCGAGGATGGATTCTTCGCTCGCGTCAGCGGACAGTTTCAATTTTGTAGCAATATTTTTCATGCTGTTCTTTACGGTTGTTTTGTTTTTGTCCGCCGACGCACTCACGCCAGCGAAAGTTTTTTCACAGTTCGGGCATTGCATTTTGCCCGCTGCATTTTGGGAAAGCTTCATGTTGCAATCCGGACACTTCCCGTTCATTGGCATCGCCTGCTCGGCGCGGTTGGTGATCGGCTTCTGCCCGAGATTGTTGTTCATGTTAGTGAGCGAAAGCCCGTCCAGGCGAAGCGGGCGGATTTTCTTAGGCTCGCCCTTGTTCACGATCTTCGTGTCGGCGGGATCGTATTCCGTGGAGAAAAAACGGTAGTCACCGCCATCGACGGCCGTCTTGCCGGTTGCGGTCCAGCGAATACGGCCGTAAATGCCGTCAGCGCGATTCGCCAATTCCTGGAGCCATCCGTAAGCGCGCGTTTCCTGATCCGGCTGATCCTTGAAATGTTCATGGTCGATCAACATTTCATTGCCGTGACGGAGCGAGCCTGCCTTCGCATCCGTGTTGAAACGATTCACGATGCTTTGCGTGGCCTCGTCATCGATGACCTGGACGACGCCAGCGGCACGATTCGGATGGTTGCCCTTGGCTTCGATCTGATACCAGCCGTCGACGGGGTGAGTGAAATCGCGATTAAGAATTAAAGAGTTCATTTGGTTGCGGGCTTTAATCCTGACACCAGGGCATCGACCAATTCTGGAAGGAGTTTGTTGGCCAGCGATTTGTTGTGCAGGATTACGGTTTCGAGGTGGGGAAAATTCTTGAGCAACGCTTCCACGGCGCGGCGCTGCGTTTCGGGATCGTCGATTTTGCGAATGGCATCGATGCTGTCCAGGATCGGCATGAGCGCTTCATGGATTGTCGCGGCCAGGTCATCGCCACCCTCGCGGTTTTTCAAATTGCCTGGGAGCGCTGGCGTCTCGCCGGCTTCAGGATTCTCATTCTCCGCTATGGTTGCCGGCGGGACGCCGGCGCTCCCATCGTTGGGATCGGGCTCTTCATCATCCTTCTCAAACTCATACCCCGTCTGCTCCGCGAGCCAGGGCGTGCTGACGTTCTTGCCCGCAGTTTTCAGGTTGGCGACGTTCGTGCAAAGCTCGGAGACGTTCTGCTCGTCTTCAGTGACGAGACAGAATTCAACGAGCGGCGGCTGCGTCGGAAACTTTTCGGTCAGAAATGGAATATCAAAATCCTGATGCAGACTCTGCGCTGCCTTGTTGCCACGGGCGCGGGAAATCTCGTCAAAGGTATCATCCTGCGTCTTCGCACTGCCGCGTTTCTCGCCCGGACCTTGCTGCACCAGCATTTTTAGTTTGCCGCCCGTGCCGGCGAGCACCAGGTCCTCATCGAGTTGCGCGATGTGATTCTTGAAAAGGCTCGAGCCGTCGCGCGGCTGTTCGTTCGCGGTGTAGCTCGCGCCGTTGGGAATCGCGCCGCTTCCGCCTTCCGCGATCATTTTGGCGGACGACTCATATTCCGACTCTCGACCAGGTGGCACATTCGCTGGCATCGTCACAACACCGCTCGGGATGCCGAAGATTTCATCAAAGGCCGACCAATCCTTTTCAATCAGCTTGCGTCGCACGAAATTTTCCAGAGCGATCTCGTCAATCGGACGGTCGACTTCGCGGATGACGAAATCTGTGCGCGGTAACTGATCGCTGCCGATCCGGTTGGCGGCCGTCAAAACATATTCCGGCATCGTGAGCGATTTTGAATCCGGATTCCAAAACCAGTCGCCGAACAAACCGTCGCGGCACATGCAATATTGAAACAGGCATTCGAAGTGCGTCACCTCACCATCCAGGTAATGTTTCTGGATATGCGAGTAGCCGCGAAAATCAGCGAGCGCCAGGTGAACCAATCCTTCGCGAACATTGTCCACCTGCGCATAGGCAGATTTCAGCGCCGCCTGTTGCACCTTGGCTTGCGCCTCCGTGAAACCCTCCGGCATTTCCTTTTTGATGCGGATGTCCCATTTAAAATTCTCCATGGGCGACTCGCAGCAATCCAAAAGCGATTTCAAAACCGGATGCCGGCGTTCAATAATGCGGTAAGTCCACTGCGCATAAGCCATGTCGCCGCGCTGGGATTGTTCCAGGAGCGCACGCACGCGCTGCATGGTGAGCCCAACCAGCGCATTGTAATTCTCGCGCCAGCGATTCCAGTAGCGCACGAGCTGTCCTGGCGACCCGCTGGTGATGCCACCGCGAACAATCACCGCATTCGCCCCCGCCGCCGTTTGGATGGCCGGAACCTCAATAACTGAGGAGTTTTTAATCTTGGGCCGCCGGTCACCGGCTGAAATGGTTTGAGCTTTTTTCATCGATCCATTCCCTCCCACCCCAAAAATGGGGTGATGATCCCATGCCACACCCCGTTTAAAACTCGTTTAAAGGGGGCAACGTGGGGTTTTTGACCCCACTGCCGTAACAAAGTGGCTGAACCCGGTAGCGTTAACCGCCACGAGGCGTTGTGTCCGCGACTTGTTAACCGCAAAATATGGGGGTGTTTCCTCATGCCTCGACGCTCCTGTTCCGCCGCTCCTTATATATATCCGCGCGCCGACCGCTTGGCGGGATGAACCGACCTGCGACGATCTTTGGCCCAGCGCACACAATCTCCGCCAGTTTGGAATAGCCATCGGCCAGGAGAAAATGATTCTCGCAGGCGTCCACGTAATCGCCGAGCGTGCCGTCCGCTTCCTTTGCCCGTTCGGAGCCGGTAATCAAATGGGCGTCGACAATGTCCAGGATCGGCGGATGGCCGGGATTGTTTCGCGGCAGCAACATGGCCGGGTTTTCTCGAACCTTGCCGTTCACCACATCGACCACGCCTTCAGCCGGCGTCAGGAATTCCCGCACGACTCGATCAATGGTCTCGAAGCGGTTGCAGGAAATCATCGGCACGAATTTGGTCTGGCCGCCCTCTTCAAAAAACACGATGCCTTGCTCGATGCCCGCGCCGAGTTTGTTTTTGGTGAACCGCACGACCGCGCATTTGAGATTTAACCAGCGCGAGTTCTTTCCATCCCACGTCAGTCCGCCCGGCAAAGTGATATAGGCTTCCTTCTCGTTCGTGATATTCGGCCAGGCAGTCAGCGACTGCATGCCATTTAAAGCCAGGGCAATCGTGCGCGATTCATTCACGAGCGGACGCTCGTCAATGAACAGCGCGGATAGCCCAAGAATATTAAACCGGGCAATCGCGCGGGCGACCACGTCGCCGGCCGTAAACTTGTCCGCTGATAACAAACGAGATTGGCCGTCCGCCACGGACCGGGAAAACATCCAGCAACGGTCGCCCATATCGAGACCGCCGAAAGCAACGTTACCTTCGCGGACGCGCGGGGCCAGGTCGAACACCTCCACCGCTCGCGCGCGATCCAGCGTGGAGGGAGTCAACGCCTGCGAGGTGCTTTGCGGAAGGCCGAGCACATCGCAACGGAACACGATCATTTCTTCCGGGTCGGCAATCGCCGCCTGGAAGCGGCCGACAATTTGCGAGAGGTCAATTGCTCCAATCGCGAGCTGAGAAATCCGGAAAGACCATTTGCGCTGTTTGATTTGTCCGGGCGCGCGGTGCTCTTCAATCGGCTGTGTGCGGTCCAATTCGGTGCCGCAATCCACGCAGCCTAGATAATACTCGTTCAGCGGATCGTGAGTGGCGACAACCTCGTCGCTGCCATCCTGTTTGAAATCCCCTGCCCAGGTGAGTTTCGGAAATATAGACCCAAACACCTCAACTTGCTTCCCATCCTCGCGCCATGATCGAAGCCGAATGATTTGCGGAAACTGTTCCTCCGCGTTGTGAACCTTGCCGCAGTCCGGACACTTGAAATTGAAGACGCCCTGGCTGCCATCCTTCCACGCCTTGTTCATGCCACGGCCGTGAACGCGTTGCGTGCCGATCTTCATCACGAAGCGCAGGTCGCTGGCCGTGAGCCGGCCCTTCACGAACTTCATCATCTTCGGTTGGATGTCGTCCACCTCATCCATCGTGGCCACGCTCATGCTGAACGTGGTCGGCACTTTGCCGAGGCCGCGAATCATGCCCACCGCTTTGCGCTCGCCATCGGTGACCAGGAATGCCCCCTTGCGATCCACCGCCTTGCCGGATTTATTAACCGACTTCCCTACCTTGACCATGTCCGCAAACCACCCGATTTGATCCACGACGTCGGGTCGCAGTTTGGAATCCACCACGCCTTGCACCAGATCGTCATCCGGCAGATACAAACCGAAGTTGCGGAACAACTGCGAAGTGCAATACGCCGCGAGATTCAATTCCAGAATCGTTTTTCCGAACTGCGCACCGCCCGCGAGCGAGACTTCGGCATCGGCAAGTTTCTCAGAAATGACTTTGTCGATGACGGCAACCACGGCCTGCAAGGCTTCACGACCCGCGAATGAATACTTCGCATACAGCCCGCCAGCGCTCGGCACGCGCGCGTCATTCAATAGGAACTCTGCGAACGAGGACCGAAGCGGCGCTTTCACGCCGCGCGAATCGCCGAGCGCTTGCGCGCCAGTTTCGCTGGCAGACAATATTTTCTTTGGCCGGCTCATGATGGTGAACTCTGGCCTCGGGACTGTTCGGCCTTGAGCGTGGAGAACGCCGTCTTGAACATCGCAACCACCATGGGAAATTCCTTGGCTTCCTCCAGGCACATTTCGAGCGCCTTCTGCTGATCGGACTTTTTCGCTTCCGCCGCCTTGTTCTCCGCCAGCGTCACTTCGCGTTCTTTGAACTGCGCCTTGGTCTGCGCCGAGAGCGCCTGCAAGACGGTGTTCGTGAGCTGATCGGAGAGCTTGAGCAATTCCGGATCGGTCTGACCCGACGTGCTCAACTGCAAAATCAAAACGCGATGCAACTTGATCAGCGTTTCCAATTCCGGCGCGGGATTCTTCTTGAACTCCTCGTCCACCCGGCGCACCTGGCTCGCGCCACTGGCAATCCGGTTGAGCAATTGATCCTGTTCCCACTTGGAATATAATTGCTGCACATAATCCCCAACCGTGGAACGCCCAACCTTGACGCCCTCGTCCTTCAGCCAGGCTTGCATCTCTTCGAGCGTCTTGCCCGCGAGCTTCATATCGAGCAGCGTCGCGGCGTGAGGTTTTAAAATGGATTCTTTCATTCATGCGCGAGCCGCATCGGCTTTCACTTGAGTTGTTGCGCTTTGATTTTGCCCTTGGGTGTCAGATCCCACATGAGGCCGAACACCTCGTCATTCGTGCCGGCGATCAATAGGTTTTCTTCGGCGCGGGCAATGTGCGCGCCGAGATCGCCCGCCGTGAAATCGATGTGCGAGAAACCGTTCTTCACGATCTGGCGCAAGGTGGAATCCGTGATCGGCCCGCGCGCATGATTCACAGCGCGAAGGATGAATGCCTGGATGTCGCGTTCGGCGTCAGTCATGTTTCCTCCCGATTTTTTGGGCATTCAAAACGTCGACTACGACTTTGCCCGGCAGGTCGCGAATTTCTTTTTGCAAGAAATCGATTTTGGTGTTCAGGTTTTCCAGGGTGCGACGGCGCTCATCGTTCAACTCGGTGAACTTGCGCTCCATCTCCACGCGCGCTTCACGCTCCACCTGGTCGATACGGCTGAACAATTGGGAGTGACGCGCCGTGTTGTTTTTGGCGAGTTCATCAAACGCTTCCTTGGAGGCAAACCGCTTGTGCATTTCCTCAACGATGGTTATGGCGAGCGGTTGCGGAGAAATAACGGTCTCCTGCTTTTTGTTCAGGGAAATGACCGCAACGACCAGCGCCCCAATGCCACAGATGGCCCCGATGATCGTGCAACCTAAAATCCATTTTTCAGCTTCGGTCATAATTATTTTGTTTCCAAAAAACGGTTAAACTCACGTTTCAGTTGCGTGATACGGGTGGCGAGTTCCAGCAATTGTTTCCAGGCGCGATGCTTGCCCTGGCCGGGCGCGCGCAGCCTGGCGAAGAGCCGCTGTTTTTCCCGGCGCTGCCAGGCGGTGGCGGCCTCGAATATTTTGAGTTGCTGGTCGGCGTTCATGCTGGGAGCGCCGGCGTCTCGCCGGCTTGGGGCGCGACCTTGTTCAAATCCGCAATGTAATTGTCCACGTGATGATCGGTGATGAGTTCTTCCAACGCAGCGGGCGACCGGCGCGCAAGGTAGGCGGCGGCAATGGATTCGAGGTCTGAGAACAATCGGAACGGCACGCTCGGGTCTTCGCTGATCCCGCCGGTAAAGGATATAAACTCGTCCCGGCCAGGACGACGGAAGCCAGAGACATAGCCGGGCAGACGCGGAACAATGTCGCAATCGTTTATGATCGTGAACGTGGCATCGCCAAGCGTATCGAACGGCGATCCGGGAACCGGCAGCGTATTATAGTTCCGCTGATATTTCGCGTTGCCGACGCGCGGTGCGCCGAAGTTGTAAACGCTATGAACGTTCACCATGTTCTGGCGCAGGGCGCGGGCCGCAAGCATCGCGAGCGCACCGCCGAGGGAATGGCCGCACAATACGACCGGCTTGAAACCGTATTGTCTTACCTCCGCGTAAAGTTTGGCGCTGATGCCGTTCCAGGCGCGCCAAAATCCGGAATGAACTTCGCCGAGCGTGGTGTAACTGCGCCAGCATTTTATATCCGTGACGAAATCCCGGATGTTGGCTGTGCCGCGAGGAGCAACGACAACACAGTCGCCAAGATCGCGGATCAACACTTGGGTGTCAGTGGGCTTGTCCTCGACAGTCGGTGGCTCGTCATAGGCCATCTTGGCGTAGAGCACGAGCTCGCGCGCGTTGCCGATGCTGAACGATTTGGCGGTGAGATCGAGCGCGCTCATGAGGGGTTCACCACCATGCCGAGGCGCCGCACCTGGAGAATCACGGTATCGGTGGGCGATGTTTCCGAGCCGTTCAATTTATCGCAGCGCTCGACGAACTTTTTAAATTCATCAATGGCGTTCTCCACAGTTTCCGCGTGGAACAGTTGCTTGCCAAAGCCGGTGCTGTTGACTTGAAAAATTCTCATGGGGTTATTTCAATGGAGTGCCCGTGGCGGATTTGTTGATGAGTTGCCCGGCGGCCGAGCCGATGCCCTGGATGATTTCACTGCTCGCCTCGCCCGCCGCCCGAATGCCGTTCGTGCTCACCTCGCTTTGGAACGAACCGATGCTGAGCGAGGATGAACCGCCGAGCGCCGTTTGATTCGTGTGCAGGCTCACCAGCTCGCTCGCTTTGGGATCGGCGAGGAACGCGCGACCGCCGCCCGTCCATTCGTCGCGCCAGATTTCGTGACGCGTCAGAAGCGCAACCGGGTAGCAGCCGGGCCGTTGAAGGATCGTGTAATCAAACCGCTCGTGAATCGTGCGGCCCTTTTTGTGAGCGGAGACGCAGCCGGGAAGAACGATTAACGCAAAGGCGCAAAGGACGCAGAGAAAGGCAGAGGAATGATTGGCAATGGAATGGAGGAACCGATTCCTTTGCCGTTCATTCCCCTGCCTAAAAGTTTTCATATTATCTTGGTTGGCTTCTGTTCACTTTCCGGGAGCGGGCGCTGCCGGCATGCCGGCCACGATGCCGTCAGCAATGGCGAGCGCGATGGGTTGCAGTTCCGCAAGTCGATCTGCGGGCACTTGAGGAACATCGATTGCGGAGATCAGAAGCGTCGCGCCCTCAAACGAAAGTCGCGCGGTCTGGCTCTTCAATTCCTTCACCGGCAGTTGCTGCGCGATGGCAATCAAACTATCCAGGCTGATGCTCGGCGAGGTGGCGAGCAGGCGCAAGTGATCGGCGGCGAGTTGGAATTGCGGACGCCATTCAGGATGCGACGCGAGAACTTCGGACGTTCCAACCGTGGCCGCCTGGCGGCTGATGGTGGCAACGCGGACGGTGTCAATGGCCTTGCTGACATTCGTCACGCTATTGCCGGAAGCATCTTTTGTGACGGTGGTCGTGGACTTGCATCCAGCGAATCCGGAAAAGACGACGATGGGAACGAGTAGGAAAAGACCTACTGTCAGAAGAGACAGGATTTTTGTTTTCATGGTTTGAGGAAAAGAGAAGGACCGGCAAATGTGTTCGCTTGAACACGGAGGACGCCGATGACAAGTGCGCAGCACCTGCCGGCCTTCAGATTGGTTTCGGTTGAATCGGCGTCCTGACATGCACGCGATTGTGCGGCATGCCGGGAATTGTGCGCGTTCCTCAGGAACACGATTTGAAGGCGGGAATAAAAAAGCGGAAGCAACCGAGCCGGTCAGGCCATCGGCTGGCGTCCTCCGCAGGGAGGATTTAAAGCAGGGTTAACTCAGGCTGTCAACGCAAAGACGCGGAGTCGCGGAGTCTTGCCGCGAATTTCACCAATTAACGCGAATCAGCTTGGAAATTCATCTTGGCCAGAAGATCGCGCGCATCCTGATTCCCCTGCGCGGAAGCTTTGGTCAAATATTTTTTGGCGAGTGAATCATCTTTTTCAACACCATCGCCTTTGAGGTATCGCTCGCCCATACGGAACTGGCTGAACGCATCACCTGCGTCTGCCTGGTCGCGCACCCATTTCACGGTATTGGCTTCAGTTTCCCTGTTCTTTTTTTCCTGAGCCAACTTGGCGGCTGCGAGTTGCCCTGCGGTGGGTGGCGGTGGAACGTAAATGTCTCCATAGTCTAACTTCTTAATTGTGCGCGACCCTCCCATGACTGTGTGGTAGGTGTAAACTCCATCAATCTTTGCGCAGAGGAAAGTTTTCGCCTTAATATCTCTGCCGATAACATCCCCCTCGGCTACCTCATAAGGAAAATTCGCCACAAAAAAATCAGAGCCGTCTTCTGCGCTTGCCCGCAGACCCGTAAACGTTCCGCGCACTCTTATTCCGCCTGGTTGAACTTCAACAACCTTGCCCCTGAATTCAACCCATCCGTTCGTCATGTCCTCGCCAACAACCTGCCACAATACCGAACTGCTCAGCCGTAGCGGGTCCTTTGGCCTCAATAAAGTTGGAGAGGGACTGCCGACGATATTAAATTCCGGCCCTGGAACGAAAGTCATGCGCGACGGCCCGTAACTGGAATATATTTGCGCCGAGGCGGGGAGCAGCGAACAAAAGGCAACGAAGAGAATGAAGGTTAGAGTTTTCATTTTGTTATGGGGTGAAGAACGTCTGGACGAGCATAAACTTTATGACATGATATGGCCTGTAAATTTAGCGTAAGGTGTGATGACAGGAAATTGCAACTTTCTCAAGCACATCACGACCGGGCGCGCCAATTGGCGCGGCTCGGCGTGTTTGTGCAATGGGCGTTGCAACCCACCTGTCAGGCATGTCGGGTCCGCGCCTTTCTTTCAGTGGGATAGGGTTTGCAGTCTGAGGGCACATTTATGAATCGGAGTGTTGTTTTGGATCGGCACCTTGAGATGTCGATTCGCGGGATGCCGGCGGCTGAACGCCGGAAGCTGTTGATGATTTATCTGCGCTGGGCTTCTTTGATTGCCGAGTCGTTACATAGCTCACCGCCTCACCCAAATTCTTTTTTGCAACATCCTCCGCGCTGGCAGAACTGATTTCTTTTTTGTCACCCGCCGCGATCCCTCGCCGAGCCAGTGTAGCGGAAACTTCAGCCTCGGTGCGTTCCATCTGCTTAATGATCTTCTCTGCCCGTTTTATTTGCTCTTCCGTCAGACCGGATTTTGGCTTCAGTTTCAATGCCTTCATTTCCAAGCGCGCCGCTCGCTCTCGTATCTCTTGCGCCTCGGCAATCAAATCGTCGACCAGGTATTCCGCCGGGGATTCCTCCTCCGTAAAACTTGGAGTATTCCGGTTTCCGTAAAGCTGATCCAGCGCTTTTCGGAGGCGGTCACTTCCCTTTCCCGTTCTTTCAAGATCGCTAATCGTGCCTGTGGCGTAGGGGATGAGAGCCGCTACCTGGGCCAGCGTCAATCCTCGCCGATCTCGTTCTGCCTTATAATCCATTACGGAAAACGTAAAATTGTTGTTGACCTATCTTTACGGAAAGCGTAAAAACTTACCAGTGATTACGCGAAACCAATCCGAGATAACAGTTGAGAAGGCAAAAAGCCACTTGAAAAAAAACGGATGGAGCTACCGTAAGGCTGCGGAGGAGTTGGAATACAGCTACACGCACATTGCCTGGGTTCTCACCCGCCGGCGGTTCAGCCAGACTGTTTTGCGAGCGATTCTTGCGCTTCCGAAAAAGGAGGGGAAATGATCCCTTCTATCCACCGTGCCATTGCCGCGCTAACCAACGCGGAATTTGTGGTCTCGACTTCCGGCGGCCGCTACACGGTGGCGTATGGTGTCGAGGTTCTTTTTCGCCAGGGAGACGCGCATGAGTTTCTAATTTTTGCGGACGGTGTCGCAGCCGGGTTATCCGGTTGCGCGCGCAGATCGCAACGCGCTTCGCTTGAACGCGCTCTCGAAAATTCTCCGCATCATCAGGCGGCGCTCAAACACCCGGAGTTCAAATCGGAAATCGCCAATCGGAAATCGCAAATGGGGAAAGGGGTCACGAAGTGAACGGGCGCACGCTCCTCGTCAAAGTGGATACGGTCCGGCATTTCACCGGGTTGAGTGCGGATGCGATTTACGAGCGCGCGGATGGTGACAGTCTCTTTGGCGGTTATGTGTGGGTCTGGAACGTCGCCGCTGATCCGGCAGCCGATCAGCGTGACTTGCGTTTTTGGGCGCGTGAAGTCGTGGCGCCGGAGACGGTGAAGGATTGGACTTTGGATCGCGTCATTAAATCCCTGCTGCCGCCCAAGCGCTCGCAATATCCGGCGGGAGAAATTTATACCACGCTTTTGAGCATCAGCCGCCAATCGCTGATGCGGCTGCGGGGCGAGTTGAATGGTCAGCTCGCGGTAGGTAGCAGTTTCTTTCCGCGTGAAGGTTTGGAAACATTTTTGCGCAAGCGTTGGCTCGGCTCCTCAGTCCAAAGTCGGGAGGTGGCGGCGTGAATCGCGAGCGGATTCGTATTTTGGAACGCGCGCGAACGACCGCACTCAACACCTGCGGGTTAACCAGCCGGGGCACGCCGATGCAGACGCGGCGCCGGGTTTACTCCATTGATCCCAAGGCGCGTAAACTCGCTCTGCAAAAGGAGCGGCGGGAAAGATTAGCGGCGAGCGGTCTTACCATTCTCGGCACGGTTCCGAAGCGCGGCTTGGCGCTGAAGTGGGAAAAGTTCCGGGCCGCGCTTAACGCAGAGACGCAAAGGAGCGGAGGCGCAAAAATATGATGTCAGAAGCCAGACGTCAGAAGTCAGAACGGCTCTCCCGCCCGCCGCTGGAGCGCATGCAGGTGATTATTGGCCTGATGCGGCGAGGCAACTACCCGAATGCCACTGGCCTGGCGCGGCTGTTGGAGACTTCGAAAAAAAGCATCCATCGCGACATTGAGTTCTTGCGTGACCGATTGTTCTTCGACATCCGCTACGATGGCTCTCGGTTTGGTTATTTTCTCGCCCAAGGTCCGTGTGGCTGTCCTTTTTGCAATCCCGATGACGGTCCGTTCTTAAAGGGTCGATCTGCCCCCAGGCACCCGGTATATGGCGGCGCGGTTGATGTCGCGGAGGGATCAAATAAAACCCTGCAACGGAAATCCCACTACTCATGAACACCTCGCTCGACCCTTGGTTGAACATCCATTCCTACGCTCACACCTGGCTGGTTGAGCAAGTGATGGCCGTGCATGGCCGGGGATCTTCCGATCCGGTGACGTATCGCCGCGTGTTGGAACGCATGGATTCTCCGGCGCTGATGCGCGCCCTTGAAGAATCGGATTTTCCGCGTTCCGATTTCCGCGCTCCGCGTTCAAATGATTTTCCCGCTCTGAGCCTAACTGAGAACGCAGGTGTGATTGCCAGCGCAGATACAGGCCATGCGCCCGGCTCGGCGCGGGAGACTTTTAGTTCAGCGGAGGAAAGGCCGCAGGTTATGCCAACGGCCGGAGAAAGCCCGGCAACTACAGAAGCGCAGACGCCAGCCGAAAAACAGGTTGGGGAACAAACATATTCGGACCCCTGCGCTTCTGAACTTTTAATCTTTCAATCCACCCTGCCATGAATCTCTCGTTCAAACTTTGCGCCGAAGAACAAATGAACCTCTATCCAGAGGTGGCGTGGGATCGGTTCACGGAGCGGCACGACGGTATGACGGTTTACGGGTGGGTCGGACGCGAAGACGCTTACAAGGATTTCATGGTTATCATTATCGAGCTTGTAGGGAGTTCTTTCTTCATCCGCTTTCTTACTTCATCGGCGCGCTACTCCGAAGAATTTTCCCGGCGGGCTGGAGGAACACGGCACATTTCCTGCAAACGGGTTGAAGGCGTTTTTAATGTTCGAACAATTTGCTCTCAACTCACCCCTCAAAACCTCTCACCTTCCGCCCCATGAGCTACGACCGTTCCATAGACCGTAACCGCCGCGCCGCGAAGGCGTGGAGGTCCTTCGGCACTGAGGACATAAGGCGAGGAGTATTTCTGTTTGATCTCAGGCACTCCGGCATTCAGGTGACGGATTCAGAGGAGGAGTTTCTAAACCGATTTCTTCGCGGTGCTCAATGGGAATGGACCGACGCACTCCGCTTCGTTTGCGACAAGATGCGCAAGGAATACGGAGGCAGGTTGTGAATTTCGAAGACACTGCCGGGATGCCTCACGTTGTTATTTTGAGGGACGATTACCAGCTTCAGGTTGTGGAGTTCACTGGCGCGGATGCCCGCGAAAAAGCGCACGAATACGCCCAATTAACCGCAGGCAAATTTGATGGATGCATCACGGTTGCCGTTCGGGTTCGGCAGCTTTGTCCCTTCCGCAAAAAACATTTGATGACATGAAAAATAAAACCACTCAACTCGTTTCCTACAAACCGTCCGTGGATCTGAACCAATTTCGGCTGGTCGCCGAGCCGACCGCCGACGCCCTGGCCAATGACGTGGATAAGTTCAGCAAGATTTCCGATAGCGGAATGGATATGCACATCCTGGGAACGTTCCTGCTCGGCGTCACGCTGATCAAATTGAAAAAGGTGGTCGGCACCGCCAAGCGCGGCGTGCACGGGGGCGGTGATCCAGGCTGGATGAAATTCACGGCTCAACGCTTCCCGAACATCACGCATCGGTCATTGACGAACGCTGTGAATTTCGCCAAAAGCACCTTCGAAACATGGCAGAATCCTAAATTGGAAAGCGTTTCCAATTTAGGAATTTCCGAGGAAACAACTGCTAAATCCGTTACTTTGGCGGTTCCTCAAGACCCGGTTGGCTTCCAATTGCCCGAAAACCCCGATGAGCTTAAAGGGCTGTTAACGGCCATTCACGACACAATGGATGGCAAGACGATTACGGCCCTTTACCGTTCTTCCGGCCGCATTCGCGAGGCGGAAAAACAGGGCACGTATGACCGCAAGCCGAGGGATTTGCGCAAGAGCATTGAGAACGCGGCGGAGGTGGATGAGGAGGCGTGCAAATCGTGGATCAGCGACACGCTGATGCTGGCCGATGGCCGCAGCCCGATCCTGGCCGATCAGAAAATCACCATGCTGCATAAGCTGGAACAAACCGCCGAAGTGTTGCTCCACCGCGTGCGTGCGCTGATGAAGGCGAGGAAGGGGAAGCCGGAGGTCGGAGGCCAGAAGCCAGAGGCCAGCAATCGTAAATCGGAAATCTCAAATCGCAAATGACAACGCTCACCACCACTCATTTCAGCGTGCCAAAATCCGATGCGGATTTGTTCACGTCGCTGCCAGACAAGGCGCAATCGCTCGTTCGCAAACGTCTCCGCGCGATGCGCATCATGCAAGGGATCACCGAGACCAAAAGCGTGAACGCGGCGGCGCGGTCGGTGGCGGCAATGTTCCACGGGGAACGCGGGTGGAGCGCGGAGACGTTGAACGCGCTTTTCCCGAAATACATGGAGTCCGGCGATTGGACGGTGCTCATTGATAAATCCGTGGCCGGTCCGAAATGGTATAAGAACCAGGATCGCGAGTCCGTGCCGGAAGCGGCGATCGATTGGTTTGCATCTGAGTGGGCTTTAGATCAGCGGGGCAAGTTCAAGGCGGTTTACGCCCGCGCACTCTGTCGGCTGGATCAGTGGAGGCGCGAAGCGACCCTCGACCCTCGACCCTCGACCCTCCGCAAATCCTCGCATGCCATCCCCGGTTACGACACGCCACCGCCCGCGAGCGCGAGCAACGGCGCTCCCGCTGGGTGGCATTACAGCAATTTGAAACGCCTGGTCAATGCCCGCGCGTCCAAGTTTTCCCGCAAGCTCATCCAGATCGGGCCGAAGGCGGCTTCGCAGATCGGGCCGAAGATTCTTTCCACGCGCGTCGGGTTGCGCGTGGGCCAATACTATCTGTTTGACGACGGTTGGAATGATTTCAAGGTGCGCGCGAAAGATGGCCGCACCGGCACGGTGCAGGTGACGCGGCTGCTCAGTTTTCACGCGCTGGATTTATTCAGCGGTTGCAACCTGATGCGCGGGCACAAGCCGGCGCTTCGCGACGAGAAGGATGTGGAACAGCGGCTCAAGGAACGGGAAATCGTTTTTCTCGTGAACGCATTGCTCACCAGCATTGGCTACCATCAATCCGGCTGCACGCTGATCATGGAAAAGGCCACGACCACCTTGCGCGCGCGCGAGCGGGAAATCCTCGAACAGTTTTGCCCGGAAATAAAAGTGGAACTCGGCCCACGCGGCGGCGGCGCGGGCATCTCCGGTTTATTCACCGGGCCGGGTGGCGGCAATCCGCGTTGGAAAGCGCCGCTGGAATCCTGGCACAACCTCCTGCGCAATCGCACGGCGAACATGCTCGAATTTCCCGCGCAGACGGGCAGCTATTCGAGTGGTCTCCCAATGCCGGAAGGGTTGCCCGGTCTGGAGCGCGATACCCGCGCGCTGATGGAAGCCGCGATTGCCTTGCCGGAAGATCGCGCCGCGCTGCTCCAACTCGGCATGCTCACAGCGGAGGAGGCGATGGTGGCGCTCGATAAAGTGATTGAGGTCATGTGCAACTGCCGCACCGACCACGAACTGGAAGGCTGGCGCAAGTGTGGGCATGTAATCCAGGAATGGCGGCGGCACGCCTCGCTCCCGTGGCAGCCGGACACGGCGCTGCTGCAATATAAGAATGGCGAGGCACACGCGCTTGCGGAGCATCTGGCGCAACACCCTGAGCTTTGCCGGGAACGCAACCTTTCGCCGCGCGAAGTTTACGAGGTCGGTCGGCAGGAATTGACCAAGCTGCCGCTCGCGGTCGGCGCGATGTTGATGGGCGATTTAACGGGCGATGAACGGCCCGTTAAACAGAACGTGATCGAGGTTTCCTGTCCCGAGGTTGATCCCGATGAACCGTTGCGATTCGGCCTCACCCGCCGGGACGGCCGTGGCACAGAGGAACCCTTGCGCGACACGGAAAAATATCTCGTGCGTGTGAACCCGATGGATGTGCGCTTTGCCTGGCTTTACAACGCGGACGGTTCCTTTGCCGGTGTGGCGGATAATTACGGCCGCGTGAGCCGCGATGATCCCAAGGCGGTCACGCACGCGTTTGCGCGGAAACAAAAAGCGTTGGCCCCGCTCGTCGCCGAAGCTCGCCGCCTGGCCGCGCCGCTCACGCGCGCCGCCAACAAACGCGCCGCGCACAACGCGGGACAGTTTGCGCCGGATGACAAGGAGGCGCGTCAATTGCAAAACCTGCCCGGCGACGCTTCCGATCTATTGGATACCGCCCCTGTGGCCACATCCACCGACGAAGATTTTTCAAACGAAAGTTTGCTCTAACCCAAAACCCCAAAACACGGAGGACAAAATGACGATTGACAAGCCAGAGGTCGGAAGCCAGAAGCCGGAAGAAGAAAACCTGATCGAAGTTCCCGAGGTCGCGGAAACCTCCCAAAGCTCGGACAACATCCGCGCCTCCTGGAATTTCAGCCTCGATAAAATCCGCCAGTCCACGCAGCACTATTCCTCTGCGGCGCAGGACGCGCTTGTCGGACTTTTCCGCTGGTGCACGGATGATCGCCACCCGATTTGGCGCACGGATGCCGCCGGTGCTTTAAAGTGTAGTTCAAACCTTATTTATCAGCTCTTAACCGGGGTCTACCGGAATCCTGACAAGACACTGAAACAGCCCAACCCGGAACTAATTCGCCGCATCCGCGTTTACCTCGCTGATGAGCTGCGCAAATACGAAGCCGTGGAAAGCGATTTCGTGGAGACGCCCACCGCCAAGAAAATCTTCAATGCCTGCGAGCTGGCGCGCGAGTCAAAGCGCCCGGTGATTCTGGAAGGCCCGTCGCAGATCGGGAAGACGTTCGCGATGCGCCGCTTTCAGCATAAGAACAATCATGGCAAAACGTTCCTTCTGGAAATCGAAGCCGCGTGCGGATTGGGCGGGATGGTTCGCTCCTGGGCTAAGTCCTGCGGGCTGAGCGACAATTCCTGCACCGCAAATTTGATTGGCCGCATCAAGGGCGCGCTCACATCCGACACGCTGATGCTGATGGATGAAGTTCATCTGCTCAAACACACCTATCGGTTGAATAGTTTCTTTGCCTGCATCGAAGTGATTCGCCGCGTGTGGGATTTTCGGCAGATGGGTCTCGTGATGTGCTGGACGAACCTTGCCGACCTCCGCAACGCCAGCCAGGGCGAATTGGTGCAGGTCTGGCGGCGCGGCGTTCACAAAATCCGCCTGCCGGCCATGCCCACCAAAGCGGATGTGGAGGCCGTGGCGAATCATCTCGGCCTGGAATTTCCGAGCCCCGATTTGAAATACGAATTCCCGACGCGCAAAGGCAAGCCGATGATCGAGCACCCGCGCGAAGTATTGCGCATGCTCGCTAAGCGGGACGGGCTCACGGCCATAACCGAACGATTCCGTTATGCGCAGAAACTCGCTGCCAAGGACAACGCGAAGCTCAGCTGGCATTATTTCACGGACGCGCATCTGCGCATCGAGAAGCAAGCCATCCAGGACGAACAGGGCGGTTGGGAATAGTTAACCATCAACAAAAACACGGAGGACAAAATGCAGACACAAAACCAGAAGTCGGAGGCCGGAGGTCGGAAGTCGGATGAACAGCCGGTGGCGGTGAATTATCAATGGTCGGGTAAGGATGGCACGATCTTTCGCGGGCACACGGTGGCCAGCGGCCGTGACCAGTCACACGCGGAGCGGCGGTTCTTTCGGCAGCATCGCCATGTGCTGCGGGATGGAGGTGGCCGATGAAAAAGAATTCAACGCAGAGCCGCAAAGGCGCGAAGCCTGGGAGCGCCGCCGTCCCGGCGGCAAGTCGTGACGCCACGATTTTCGTGAGCGACCTTGAGGCCAAGGCCGTCGCTCGCTTTTTAACCGTCGAAGCATGTGGCATGGGCAGTGACGAGACTGATTGCTTTGCGGCCTTGGATGTTCTTCGCCGCATTGTATTCGTCTGTGCCGATCGTCTCTCCATTTGCCCGGAATGCGGTTCAGGCCACCGGCGCGGCCCCGTGAACGGCGACGAGGCGTTCAGGTGTCTTCATTGCGGCACCAGTTACACAATCAAAATCGGAAACCGCCAATCACCAATCGCAAATAGGAAAGGGGGTGCCCGATGAGCCGCGCCTTTCGCGCTCTGATGCCGACCAGCGCGTCGCTGGCGGATGTTATCGCCGAGCACGTCGCTGCCGACCGGGCCGAGGTGGAACCTCTCGTCGGCCAGCCGCAATTGATCGCCATCGCGCGGATCGACCGCGAACTGGCGCTCGCGCTCAACCGGTTGATCGAGCAACTCCAGGAAGCAAATTTTTCGGACGCCGCGTGCACGTCCGACGAACTTTCACACCGCATCCGCACGCATTATCTGCACCTGCTCTCCGACAAAAGCGGGACGGTTAGACGCTAAAAACCCTTACACGAATTGCACCAATTAACACGAATTATGAAACTCAAACTAACAAATCTCCAAATCTTCCGTCTCCGCGATGCCTACAAAGAGGCGAGTGCTGTGTTGAACGAAATCAAAATAAAACGGCTTACGGGCGACGCACTGAGCGACATGAAGCTTCTGGAACAATCGGTCCAGGGACTTGAAATCCTGTTGCTCGGCAAATAACCACTCGACCCACGACCCTGAACCCTTTCCAAATTATGAAACGACAAAAACTTGAACCTTGCATCATCACCAGCCGCCAGGCGCTTGAAGCCGTGGTCGCCGATGTGGTGAAACTCAAACTCGAACACGCGGAATACGTCGCTCGCATGGAGCAGGATATTGCCGCCGTGCAGAAGCGATACCAGGATGCCCTGCTGCCACACATCCGCCAGATCGAATCGAAGGAAGCTGGCGTGTTCGTTTACTGCCAGAAGCATCGCACTGAATTGTTCCCGGAAAAGAAGTCGCTCGACCTTTTACTCGCGACGGTCGGTTTTGAAATGACCCCGCCGCGCGTGGAGAAGCGCTGCGGCAAAGACACCTTCGGCAAGATCGCGATGCGGCTGGCCAATTTGCCCTGGGGCGATTCGTATATCCGTTACGGCGAACCGGAGGTGAACAAGGAAAAGGTCCTGTCTGATCGCGCGAGTCTCACGCCCGAGCAGCTCCAGGAAGTGGGCCTGAAGATCGAGCAGGACGAAAACTTCTTCATCCGCCCGAAATCCGAAGTGGCGGAACAAAGCGTCAGGGAGGCGGCGTAGTATGGCTGAAAGAACCAACATCTCTTTCGCCCATCACACCGGCTCGCCGTGGATCGGCTGCACCAAAGTTAATGACGACTGCGCGAACTGCTATGCGGATGCGCTGGACATTAAACGCTTCAGCAAAACGCTGGGCGGAGCGACGAAAGAAAATCCGCAACGGCATTGGGGCAAAGGAATGCCGCGCGTGAGGACGGTAGGCTTTTGGAATGATGCCCGGACGTGGAACAAATGCCCGATGATATGTGATGCCTGTGGCGGCAATTTCCCGATCCGTGAGGATGGCTACCCAGACCATTATGTTCCTCAAACAAAAGAGGATCGAGAGGCGGGGTTGTCAGAGGTCATTTGCAAAGGAGAAACCTTTCAACGCGCGCGCATGTTCCCGTCGCTCTGCGATTGGCTGGACGACGAAGTGCCGATTGAATGGCTGGTGGACTTTATGAAGCTGGTTTTCGAATGCCAGAATCTTACCTGGATGCTGTTCACCAAGAGGCCGGAGAACTTTCACCGGCGGATTTATACAGCGCTGGACCTCGCGATAGGTAATTGTTGGATGTCAGGTCAAGCAGTGATTTTTCTCAGAGATTGGCTTCAGGGAAAACCACCGAAACACGTCTGGATTTTTGCGTCCGCCGGCAACCAGAAAAACGCCAATGTGATGATACCGAACCTGCTTACAATTCCCGCCGCTGTTCATGGCGTGAGTTGCGAGCCGATGACCGGGCCGGTAGAGTTCCAATTAGAATGGCTCGCGCCGTTCAAGGATACCGACCCGATGCTGAACAAAACCCCTCGGGTTGACGTCGTTATTTTTGGCGGCGAATCCGACCAATCCCGCCCCGCGCGCGCGTGCAACGTGCAATGGATTGCAGACGGTGTTAAGCAATGCCGGGATGCCGGCGCTCTTCCCTACGTCAAACAGCTCGGCTCGCATGTCATTTGCGACAATGTGAACGCGTTCGATTGGCCGCAAGAGGAAGGGCCGGAATTGAATACTTCAAGGCACACCACAGGTTTCGCTTCCGGTCGTGTGATGCTGGCGCACAAGTCCGGCGCTGACATGCAAGAATGGCCCGAAGAATTGCGCATCCAACAATTGCCTGAGCGCAAGGAGGCGGCGTGAAGGACAACAGCATGATGCACGACGCGACGCCACTGCGACCGGTGCAGCGGCGAATTTTCGACGTCCAGGCAGCGCAGGAACGCGTGCCGGATTTGGAGTGCAACGATGGGATGCGCAAGCTCGACGAGATGCTCATCAAGGATCAACAGGGATCGGGCTGCAACCGCTACCTGGTGTTTTACGAAGGCGACGGCCGTTTCCTCGCGTGGAGGGACGAGGATTGATCAGCAAATCTCAAAACAAATGGTATTGGCGCATGTGGGGCGCGGTCACGCGCTGGTGCCGGGCTAATGGGCTGTCGGACCCCGACCGCCACGATCTGCACGCCCGCGCGCTCGGCGCTGACAAGTCGCACACCGCGTTTGACGACGACGATTTTGATGACGTGATGTCCGCGTTCTACGCCATCGCCGAGCCGGACAATTTCGACATCCAGGTCGAGTTCGCGAAGGGGCGGCGGACGCGCCGCATCTACGCTTGCCAGCGCAATGCCGTGAAGGCAGTCGGGCAGGCCGGCGCTGCCGGCTATATCCGATCCATCAGCCAGGATAAGTTCGGCACTAGTGACTGGGAGGGGCTCGAACTTGAACAGTTGCGCGACCTGCGGAATACGCTGGCGCGTTGTATCAGTGCCCGTCAGAAGAAAAACAAAAGTGGCCCCGCCGAATAATTGATGAAACCACTCGCTTTAGATTTGTGCTGCGGATCGGGTGGATGGACCAGAGGCTTGTTGGCTGCTGGATGGGATGTGATCGGCGTTGATATTCAAAAGTTCGACCGCTACCCAGGCAGGATGATTGTCGCGGATGTGTGCCGGCTGAATTTGGATTTTTATCCGCGGCCCTTGTTGGTGGTCGCCTCTCCGCCTTGTGAAGAATTTTCCCGGCACTCGATGCCATGGACACGTAAAAGAAATCCACCCCCCCCCCAATACGAAAATTTGGAAATCCTGTGAGCGTATCGCCGCAAAATATGGGGCCAAGTTTTTGCTCGAAAATGTTCGCGGTGCTCAACCTTTTATGGGGAAAGCTCGCGCATCCTTCGGGCCGTTTTATTTGTGGGGCGATGTGCCGCCGCTATTGCCTCCAGTTGAATATAAAAAGAAGGAGAGTTTTGGTTCAAAGCAGCGTGCCGAGCGGGCTGAAATACCGTTCAAGTTGGCGCATGAAATTGGCAAGGCGTTTCTCTGGAGACTGACGTAATTGAAACCTTCCCGCCCACAACGCAAACAGCCGACGCCCCAGGAGCTAAGGGATACTCTGATGAATTTCATCAAGACCCATTTTTATCAGGGCCATCCGGTGGATTTCGCCAAGGATTACAAGCGCCTGCTCGGATGGGTGGTTTTGAAGCTGGCGACCTACTTGGATTCCAAAGCCGTCAGCATTCCCATGGACCGTTACCGCGAGATCATGATGGACGAAATCCTAATGCCGGCGCTTCGTTGCGGGGACACCGGAAACATCACTTATCTCCCGGCCTACCTCGGCAGATGCGTGGAAAAACACCTCGCAATTCATGGGGAGGATTATTACAACGAAGGCAAGGCCGTCCGGGATAGCATTAAGACCTATTTGCCTGAGGCGTTGAAGATCGCGCAGGCTGGCATACAGGGCCGCGATCCAATCCGCGAACTGGCAGAAGCCGCCCGGCTTTTAAAGAGCCCTAAACGGGTCGTTAAAGCCCCCAAAAACCAGCAGCCAGACCTGCTTTAAAAGAGGTCAAAAATGAGTTCAAACCATTTCAAAACGGCCTTTGTGAGCAATTTTCTTGTGAAACCGTCCTTCCGGCGAGATTCCGTTCAAAAACGCCCCATTTCCGGGGCTTTCCGCTCAAATCCGGCCTAATCCGGCACCTTGTGAAACCGCGCGCGCAGACTCAATTGCTGTGCAGGATGT